GGCGTCCCCATCTCACGTTAAATCCTGCAAGTTTTGAGGTAGGGGGTTGTTTTGGGGAAGAGGGGGCCAAGGAAGAAGCTGGCTGAGATCGACCGGTTGGATGGGAATCCGAGCAACCGGGTGATCGAAGTATCGGGCATCGAGGCTCTGGGAGAGCCCTTCGTTCCGGAACACCTGGTGGACGACGCCCGCGGCTGCATCGAAGTGATCAAGCAATCGATGCCGTCGAATGTTTACTCGGCACTCGACAGCTTCATCCTTTCCGCCTTCGCTACGGCGTGGGCCCTGCACAAGATGGCCGTCCTCAAGATCAGCCACCCAGATTTTGAACTCGTCTTCAGCGTCGGGGAGACCGGCGCCGAGATGCAAAGCCCATGGCTCGCAATCCTAAACAAGCAGGCCGCGCTGATGGCAAGCCTGGGCGATCGGCTGGGCCTCGATCCAAAAAGCCGCGCCGCGCTCAAGCTGCCGGGCGCAAAGCAGCGGAAAAGCAAGTTCGCCGGGCTGATCGGTCAGAACGGGTTATCCGCTTCATCGAACAACTGACGGTCCCGTCGGGCGAAGGGCAGGGCGGTAAGTTTCGGCTTCGTGAGTGGCAAAAGCGGTTCATCCGCGACATTTACGAGCCGCACTATTGGACCGAGGGGAAGTTGCTGCGCCGGGTACGGCGCGCGATCCTCTCGATCGCCCGAAAGAACGGCAAGACCGCGCTGATCGCCGCGCTGGTGCTGGTGCACCTGGTCGGGCCGGAGGCGGTAACGAACGGAGAAATCTTCTCGGCCGCGAACGACCGGGAGCAGGCGGCCCAGGTCTTCAAAGTGGCGCGGCAAATCGTCGAAGCGGACTCCGAGCTCTCCGAGATCATCCGCATCGTGCCGTCGACCAAGACACTGGTCTGCTACGCGAACGGATCGTTCTATCGGGCGATCTCTGCGGAAGCTGGCACGAAGCACGGCCTGAACCCGACGTTCGTCATCTTCGACGAGCTGGCGCAGGCAAAAAACCGCGACCTATACGACGTGCTCGATACCTCGATGGGCGCGCGCGCCGAGCCGCTGTTCGTCGTGATCTCGACGCAGTCAAACGATCCGGAGCACATTCTTTCGAAGCTGATCGACGACGGCCGGGACGCGAAAGACCCGACGATCGTCTGTCACCTGTACGAAGTTCCCGAGGAAGCGAAGGACATCTTCGATCCGCGGGAGTGGAAGAAGGCAAACCCGGCTCTCGGTGACTTTCGGTCCCTCGCAGACCTGAAGGCGATCGCCGACAAGGCGAAGCGGATGCCGGCGGAAGAGCCGAAATTCCGCAATCTGTACCTCAACCAGCGTGTCGCGCCGATCGCCTCGCTGATCTCGCGCGCAGAATGGACGGCTTGCGCTGGCCCGGCGGATTTCACGGAGAAGGAAGAGGTCTATCTGGCGCTGGATATGTCGGCGGTGGTCGATCTTACTGCGCTGATCATGGGGAGCGCGGGCGACAAGACGAAGGTTCGCCCGTTCATTTGGAAGCCCGAAGACCTGCTCGACGAGCACAGCAACCGCGACTTCGGCTCGGGGAACAAGCGCTACAGCGAGTGGCACAAGGCCGGTCACTTGCTCGTGTCGCCAGGCCGGACGATCAACCCCGCAGTGGTCGCGAACAAGATCATCGAACTATGCGGCACGTACACCGTGCTCGGTCTGGCATACGACCGCTGGCGCATCGCCGACCTGCTTCGCGAATTCGATCGGCTCGGTTTCGAGGCGTGGGAAGACAAGGGCGATAAGCCGGGCAGCGGTCTGCGCCTGGTCCCGTGGGGGCAGGGCTACAAGGACATGGCGCCGGCGATCGATGCGCTCGAGCTCGACGTCATCGAACGGCATCTCGAGCACCCGGCAAATCCAGTCCTGACCTGGAACGTGGCGAACGCTGTGGCGACCATGGACCCGGCCGGCAATCGGAAGATCGACAAGGACAAGGCGCGGTTTCGGATCGATGGCGCGGTGGCGCTCGCGATGATGGTCGGGCTGAAATCGCGAGACCGAAACAGCAACATCATCACGCCGTCCCCCTGGGACGACCCGAACTACAGTCTGGTGGCCTCGTGAAACTCTTCAATTTCGAGATACGCCGCCAGGAGAAACGCGCTTCTCCGGAGGACCCGCGCGTCCCCGTTAGCGCAGAGAATTTTCTGTCCTACTTCGGCGTTCAGTCGGGGAATCTGCCGGCGGTCACGATCGAGAGCGCGTTGCAGGTGCCGGCCGTTGCCGCTGCCGTTTCGTTCCTCCCGTCGAGCCTCGCGAACCTGCCGTTGCATGCGTATCGGTCGAAGGAGGCGGGGGCAGAGCGCATCAAGGGCGGAATTCAGCGGCTGCTGAACGAAGCGCCTAACGCGGAGTGGACCAGCTTCGGCTGGCGCAAGTACTTCTGGCAGCAGGTGTTCACGGGCGGCCGCGGGTTGTCCTGGATCGAACGTGTCGGCGGAAATGTCGTCGGCATCTGGCCGATGGACCCTGGATTCACCACCGTTCAGAGGGTGAACGGGCAGAAGGTCTACCAATTCGGGGGGAAGACGTACCCCGCGGCCGACGTCATCGACCTTCCGTTTATGCTTAGGCGCGATCAGCTGGGGGTGCACGGGCCGATCATGCTGGCGTCGAGGGCCATTCAACTGGCCTTGGCGATGAACGATTACGCTTCAGGGTTCTTCGCCGGTGGCGGCGTGCCGCCTCTCGCGCTCGTCGGGCCGATGCCGGCGGGTCCGGAAGCGGTGAAGCGCGCGCAAGGTGACATCAAGCGCGCGATCGATGCAGCAAAATCGAACAGCGAGCCCGTATTTCCGATCCCTGCCGGCTACGAGCTCAAGCCCGTCGGCTTCGATCCTGCCAAAGGGCAGATGACCGAGGCGCGACAGTTTCAGGTCGTCGAGATCGCACGAACATACAACCTGCCCCCGGTGTTCCTGCAGGATTTGACGCACGGCACGTTCTCCAACACCGAGCAGCAAGATCTTCATCTCGTCAAGCATCTGGTCGCGCAATGGGCGAAGGCTTTCGAGGAAGAGATCAACCTCAAAATTTTCGGTCGAACTGGCAATCGGTATGCGGAGCACAATCTCGACTCGCTGATGCGAGGTGATTTCAAGAGCCGCATTGAAGCGTTGGCCCGCGGTGTTCAGACCTCGCTCTACACGCCGGACGAGGCGCGCGCGCTCGATAACCGGCCGCCGGTGAAGAACGGCAATGTTGCGTACATGCAAGGGGCAACCGTCCCTCTCGGAACCGTACCAACTCCCGCACCGGCGCCGACGCCATCGGGCGATAACGGAGACGACAATGACACTGGAACGACGGGCGACGACGAGCCCGCCTGAACTGCGCGCCAGCGACGCCGGCAAGGTTGCCAAGGGATATGCCGCTCTCTTCAATTCGAGGACGGATATCGGTGGCTATTTCACCGAGACGATTGCACCAGGTGCGTTTTCCGAAACGATCAAGTCGTCGGACGTGCGCGCGCTGATCGATCACGACAGCGGGCGCGTTATCGGCCGGTCGACGGCGGGCACGCTTCGGTTAAAGGAAGACAAGACCGGTCTGTCGGTTGAGATCGATCTGCCGGACACGACCGACGGCCGCGACCTCGCGGTGCAGCTCGAGCGCGGCGACATCTCCGGAATGTCGTTCGGCTTCCGCGTCACGCATGACGAGTGGGACGAGACCGGAGAAATCCCGGCCCGCACGATTCACAAGGTAGATCTCTTCGAAGTCAGCGCCGTGGCGTTCCCGGCTTATGACGATACGTCGATAGCGCTGCGGTCTCTCGACGAGGCGCGCAAGGATCGGACGCGCAAGAATTTCAGCGCGGCGCAAATGCGCGTCGCCATGAAAGCAGACCTGGAGCTTCGGCTCCGGAGTAAAGCTTAGGCGATCCCGCCGAAGCCCAACGAAACCGCTGCCTTCGGGCGGCTCTTTTATTGGAGAAGACCCATGACCATCAAGGAAATGCGGGACCGTCAGGCAGTCATCGTTGCCGAGGCCCGCGAGCGACTCGACCAGATCGACAAGGCTGACGACGCGCGCGCCAAGGAGCTGGAAACGCAGCACGACACGGCGATGGCGGAATATGACCACCTCGAGGCGAAGATCGTGCGCGAGGAAAAGCAGGCTGCGCTCGAAAAGCGGGCGGACGAATTGCGCGCGAAGCAGCGCCCGATCCCTGGCGACGGCGAGGCCCGCGGCCACGACGACGGCGAGAAGGTCGAATACCGCAAGGTGTTCGCGAAGATGGTCTGCGGGGTTTCCCCCGATGAACTGAGCGCGGAAGAGCGTTCGGTTCTCGCCAGCGGCCGCGCCGAATTCCGCGCGCAGACCGCCGGCAGCACCACGGCGGGCGGCTTCACCGTCCCGACCGAGCTGGCGGACCAGATCATCCGATCGATGCTCGCTTGGGGCCCGATGTACGACCCTGGCGTCGCCACCGAGATGGTCACGGCGAGCGGCAATCCGATCAAGCTTCCGACCGTCGACGATACCACCGTCGCCGCGGAAGCTCACGTCGAAGCCACGGCCCTGACCGACGACGGCGGCAAGGATGTGGTTTTCGGTCAGAAGTCGCTCGATGCCTATGCCTTCGACACCGAGTTCGTTCGGTGGAGTTGGGAACTGGACATGGATTCCATCTTCAACATGGAAGCCCTGCTTGGTTCGCTGCTCGGCGAGCGCCTTGGCCGCATCGCGAACCTCCGGCTCACCACCGGCACCGGTTCGTCTGCGCCACATGGCATCGTGACCGCATCCTCGCTCGGCGTCACGGCCGCTGCGGTGGCGGCGATCACCTTCGACGAGATCATTGATCTCGAGCATGCGGTCGACCCGGCTTACCGGGTCAGCCCCAAGGCCGCGTACATGTTCAACGACACCACGTTGAAAGCCATCCGCAAGCTGAAGGACCTCGAGGGCCGATACATCTGGCAGATGGGCGACGTACAGAAGGGTGTTCCGGGTTCGCTCAACGGCCGCCGGTACTTCATCAACCAGGCCATGGCATCCCCAGCGGCCAGCGCCAAGAGCATGATCTTCGGCGACCTGAGCAAGTACTTCGTTCGCAAGGTCGGGGCGCCCGTCATCGGCGTGATGCGCGAGCGGTTCTGGCCGGATCTCGGCATTGCCGGCCTGATCCGGTTCGATGGTGAGCTCGGCGATACCGCCGCGGTCAAGCATTTGACCCAGGCGGCGGCGTAATCGCTAGGCGGGGCCTTCGGGCCCCGCCTTCCCCTTCCTCTGTTTGAGGCGTCGGTCCGTCATGATGATCAAAATGCTCGTTGGGCTTTCGGGCCCAGAATACACGCTTGACCCCGGCGACATGCGGGAGTTTCCGCAAGCCGAGGCGCTGCGCCTGATTAACGCCGGGTACGCCGTGCCAGTGAGCGAGACGAAGGTCGAGCGCGCAGTTCTGCCGGCGGCGCCGGAGAAGCGAGATCCCTTCGATCACGATGATGACGGCAAGCCCGGCGGCTCTTTGCCGAAGGGTAAGCGCGGGTCCGCGAAGAAGGGCTGATCCGATGTGGTATCCGGCAACGATAACAGTTGCGGCCGCGGCTGAGCCGGTCACTGAGGCCGAAGTGAAGGCACAGACCGAAATCAACTTTGACGATGACAACACGCTGATTGCGTTGCTGATCGCGGGGGCGCGCGCGTTCACCGAGAAATATTGCGGGACGCGCTTCGCAAGCCAGACGATCTCGGTAAAGTGCGATTGCTTCGACGATTTCAGCAAGTTCGCCGAGGCTCCGGTCACATCCATCACGTCGATCTCCTACGTCGACACGGACGGCGCAACGCAGACGCTTGCGACGTCGGTCTATGAACTTCGGGCCGATGGCTTGGAGGTCTCGATCGCGCTGAAATACGGCCAGATGTGGCCGACGACGCAGGTCGGATCGCGCATCACTGTCGTGGCTGTTGTCGGCTATGCGGTGGTGCCGGATGACGTGAAGCGCGCCATGCTGCTCTACATCGCCGGCGGCTACGAGCACCGCGAGAACATGAAGGATAGCGACTGGACCGCGTTCGATAGCCTCCTCATCAACCATCGCAGGAATGCCTGATGCGAGCCGGGTCGCTCGACCGCCGCGTTACCATCCGGCGGCGCACTCTGACGTCGTCGGATTCCGGCGAGCCGATCGAGACGTGGACAAATCTGGTCGTCAGGCGGCCGGCGTCAATGTGGCCGGTGAAGGGCGATGAACGCTTCGGCGGCCCTCAAGAGGTTGCGAAGGAGCAGATCGAGTTTCGGGTGCGATACTCCGCGGATGTCGCGGCGCTGACGCCGCTCGATCAGGTTCTCCATCCCGCACTGACCACCGAGCAAGCCGCCGACCCCGGCTATGTTGTCCCGACCAGGTCGATCCACGACGTTGTGGCGGTCCTTGAAATCGGAAGGCGGGAGGGGCTGAAGATTATCACCGAGCGGCGCGCGGACGTGACGACGTGACCCTTGTCGATCTTCGCCCTGGCCTTCGCGCCTTCCTCGCCGCCGACGCTGCGATCGCAGCCCTCGTGGTATCGGGGTTGCTGACGCGCATCTATCCGGTGAAGCTGCCGCAAGGCATCACGGCCGCCAGCATCGTCTACAACGAGATTTCCGGGCAGGGCGATCACCACAACGAGGGCGCGTCCGGGCTGGTGCGCGTGAGAATGCAGATCGCGGCATGGGCGCAAACGGCGGATGCCGCTCATGCGCTGTTCCTCGCGGTGAAGAATCGCCTCGACGGCTATCGCGGTCCGATGGGCGCCGGTGCAACGTTGGTCACAGTCCAAGGGGCTTTCGTGGACAGCTGGCGCGACGTTGACGATACCGTGGCGAACCTGCGCGGCAAGGCCGCCGACTACTTCCTGTTCTTTGAGGAACGTTGATGGCATCGACCCGCAAGGTTATGCAGATCGAAGGCCTAACCGAACTCGACGATGCACTAACCGAGCTGGCCGAAGAGTTCTCACCACGCAACGCAAAGACCGTGCTGCGCGGGGCGCTACGGGATGCCGGCAAGATCATTGCGGAAGCAGGCGAGGCGAACGCGCCGCGGGGCGCGACCGGCAAACTCGCAGAATCCTACACCGTCGGCAGCAAGCTTTCGAAGCGGCAGAAGAAAGAGCACAAAAAGGAAAGCCCGATCGAGGTCTTTGTAGGCCCGACGCCGCATCCAAAATCGGTCCAGACAGAGTTCGGCAACGCGCATCAGGCGGCGCAGCCGCACCTTCGTCCGGCGTGGGACGGCAACGTGCAGCGAGTTCTTGGCGTGATCATCGCTCAAACGAAAGAACGCCTTGAGAAAACGCGCAAGAGGCTCGCTCAGAGAGCCGAGCGACGCGCGCCGAAGATGCGAGCCGGCGAGTAACTCAACCAATCCCATTCTCTAAAGGAGATAAGGCTATGACCACCAGTGCGCGCATTGGCTACGGAACGCTATTCAAGGTCCGGACTGCGACCGGCCCGGACGTCTATACGTCCATCGGCGAGCAGATGAACGTGACGCCGTATGGCATATCGGTCGACGCGGTCGATGGCACGCACATGGAGAGCCCGGACGCCTGGCGCGAGTTCGTGGCCGGACTCGTCGACGGCGGGGAGGCATCGAGCGAAATCCACTACGTTCCGGGCGGCGCTGCGGAGGCGCTGCTGTTCAGCCTCCTGCGGACGGTGGCGGTCTGCCGCGTCGTGTTCCCGAGCGGCGCGTATGTCGACTATTCCGCGCTGATCACCGGCATCGAGGTGGAAACGCCGCTCGATGACAAGATGGTCGCTTCCGTGACGTGGAAGATCTCCGGCGTGATCTCGCCGAACGCGGCTTCAGCACCGACCAACTCCGTGCTGCCGGCGATCTCCGGCGTGCTGGCCGTCGGCGAAGTGCTCACGGCTTACGAGGGCGTCTGGGCTAACGAGCCGACCAGTTTCACGTATGCCTGGGAGAATGCCGGCGTGCCGATCGTTGGCGCGACGTCGTCCACCTATACGGTGGTTGCGGGCGATGCCGGGGATTCGATCACGGTTGTCGTCACGGGGACCAATTCCGCGGGCAGCGCATCGGCCGAAAGCGCGGCTGTTGTGATCGCAGCGTAACGGGTGATTGATGGCCAATCCGCAAAAGGGTGAAGTATCGTTCGAGGCCGGAGGCGCATCCTACACGATGCGCCTTTCGGTGGATGCGTTGTGTGCGCTCGAGGAGGCGACCGGGAAGGGTGTGGTCGCGCTGTCGGCCGAACTGAGCGACCCAGCCAGGCTTCGCATGAGCACCGTCCGTCATGTCGTCTGGGCCGGGCTGCGTGAGCACCATCCCGACGTCAGCCTCAAGGCGGCCGGCGAACTGATCGTCGAGGCAGGCGGGCTGGCCAAGATGATGGAGCACGTCAGCCTCGCGTTCCAGCGGGCGTTTCCTGACGAAGAGAAAAAGGGAAAGGGTGCCCGCCCTCAGAAGCCGGACCAGAAGAGTGGGACTGGGCCGGCCTCAACACCGACTGGTGCGGCCTAGCACTCGACGAAGCGGAATTCTGGCGCAAAACACCGCGCCAGTTGCGGACCATTCTCGACGGTCAGGTCGCCAAAGCCAAGAAGCATCACAACGATAACGCGTGGCTTGCGTGGCACGTCGCCACGCTGATGCGGATGAAGAAGATTCCGAGGCTGCAAAAGCTGCAGCATCGGACGGCGTCAAAGCCTCAATCCCCCGATCAGCAGTGGGCGATCTTTAACGCGATGGCTCACGCAATGAAGTCCAAGCAAAGGCACTAGCGATGGCTGGCGGCGCGATCATCGGCGCACTTCGCGTGGTCCTCGGAGCGGACACCGCAGCTCTCGACACGGGCCTTAAAAGCTCGCAGTCGAAGCTCGGGACTTTCGGCAAGAGCGTTGCCATGGCCGGCGCTGCGGCCGCTGCGGCGTTTGTCGCGGCTGGCGTTGCGACGGCCGCCGCAATCAAAGGCGCGATCGACGAAGCCGACAATCTGAGCAAGGCCGCGCAGAAATGGGGCGTTCCGATTGAGGAACTGACGCGGCTGAAGCACGCGGCGGACCTGTCGGGCGTCAGCTTCGAAGGACTCGGCACCGGACTTTCCAGGCTGGCCCGCGGTATGAGTGAGACCGCTGGAGGGGCCGTAAACACAACTTCAAGGGCGTTCGATGCGCTCGGCATTTCCGTCAAGAACACCGACGGCACGCTGAAATCGTCACAGCAGGTAATGACGGAAGTTGCCGGCAAATTCGGCGGCATGGAAGACGGCGCCGGCAAGACGGCGCTGGCGATGGCGATCTTCGGCAAGTCCGGCGCCGAACTGATCCCGATGCTGAACGGCGGAGCCGAAGGCCTCAAGGCCATGACGGACGAGGCCGACGAGCTCGGCCTTGTGATCGACAGCAAGACGGCCAGGGCGGCGGAGGCGTTCAACGACAACTTGACCAGGCTCGGCAAGGTCAAAGACGGCATCATCATGCAGGTGACGGCGCGGATGCTTCCGGCGCTGGAGGGCCTTTCCAAGGCGATGTTTGATGGCGCGAAGAATTCCCAGCTGCTGGATACGGTCAGTCAGGCTCTGGCCGGAACGTTGCGGGTGCTTGTGAGTGCCGGCGTGATCGTCGGCGCGGTGTTCAAGACTGTGTTTGAGAACGTCGGTGTCGTGGCGCGTGCCGTGATGCAGGTCGCAAAGGGAGAATTTTCCGCCGCGCTCGAGACGATGAAGGGCGGCTTCAGCAACATCGTCGAGAACACCAAGGGCGCGGCGACGACCCTTGCGACGATCTGGGACGAGGCTGCAGCACAGAACGAGGCGAAGGCGCCGGACTTGGCGAACAAGATCGCGGCCCCAGTTATCCAGTCTGCGGAAAAGGCAACGCAGGCCATGGCGTCGCTGGATCAGTTCTTCCTGTCGCAATTGAAGCAGCAGACGAACGCTGCGGCGCAGATCGAGTCCATGGACCTGACGACCGGCGCCTATGAGCGCATGCGCGTGACGATGCAGGCGCTGGCGATCGTCGAGGAGAAGAAAATCCCGCTGACCGAAGCGCTGAAGCAAAAGATCGCGAACGTGGGCCTCGCCGCAGAACAGACGGCGCTCAAGTTGAAGGGCAAGCAGCTGGTGCTGGCGAACAGGACGCCGCACGAAGCCTACCAGCTGGAGATGGAGAACAACCGTCTTGCGATTGAAGCGCTCGGGCTCTCCGCAGAGGATAGTGCGCGGATCATGGAGAGAACCGCCGAACGCTACGGCACGACGTGGCATCAGGCCGGCGAATCCATCGCAGGCTCAATCGCCGACATCGGCAACGCCTTTGGGAAGGAAAACAAGGCCATGGCGATGGTGGCGAAGGTGGCCGGCATCATCCAGGCCACAATCTCCATGTTTGTCGGCGGCGCGAAGGCGCTCGAGCTGCCGTTCCCGGCGAACATCGCAGCCGTTGCCGCCGTCATCGCCAAGGGCGCCGCACTGGTTGCGCAGGTCCGTGGCGTGTCGACGGGCGGCTTCAAGACGGGTGGCTCGTTCCGGGTCGGCGGTGCGGGCGGAGCGGACAGCCAGCAGGTCACGATGGACGTCTCGCCGGGTGAGCAGGTTGATATCTGGCGTCCGGGCGAGCAGGGCGGCGATCCGCGCGGCCGCGGGCGCGGCAACGGCCCGGTCGATCTGAGTGGCGTCGTGCCCCTTGACGACTGGATCGCAATGAAGGGCCGGGATCTGGTGCGCATCATCAACGATGCGATCGGCGACGGCGGCCGGCTTCGGACTGCATAGCGCCAATGGCCGTCGTCATCTCCAGCGAGCTGGTGCTCAACCCGTCGGAAGCTATTCCGCTCTCCTATCCGCGCATCCTTTATCAGGACATCTTTCGCGAGGGCACGATCACGGCTTCGACCGAGGAGGCCGATGCTCCAGCCGAGAACGTCGCCGACGGGCTGACGTGGGATTTCTGGACGCCGACGGCGCTGCCGGCGACGCTCGAGGTGCAGCTCGGCGCCGCCGCGGATGTCGATTATGCCTGGCTGGGCCCGCACACGCTCGGCACCAACGAGGTGACCGTCAAAGGCGAGTATCACGACGGTGCCGACTGGGTGACGATGTTCGACGAATACTCGCCCGGCACCGACCGCGTGGTCGCGTTTCTGTTCGAGCAGGTGACGGCCAGCCGCTTCCGTTACGTATTCAGCGGCCTCGGCGGCATGCCGTCGATCGCCATCGCCATGATGGGCAAGGCGCTGGCGATGCAGCGGGGCGTGACGCTCAACCACGCGCCGATCACGCTGCAGCGGGTCACGAAAGCGAGCCCGCATACCTCGGAAGGTGGGCAGACGCTGGGCCGCTCGATCCTGCGCCAGGGTGTCAAAACGTCGATCGAATTTGAGAACCTGCAAACATCTTGGCTGCGAACCTATTTCGAGCCGTTCATGGAGTCCGCGCGCGTCTATCCGTTCGGTTGGGTGTGGAGCCCGGTGAATTATCCGGCAGAGGTTGCGCTGTGCTGGACGCCGGCGGGCAAGGAAGACATCAGGCCGGAGCATTCCGGCCTGCCGGACCGCATGAACGTCAGTTTCGATGTGGATGGCGTCATTGAGTGACAACCGCACCATAGGCCGGCAGCCGATCACGATCGTCGAGATCGACCAGGACCGCTGCGCACTGACCTATGGCACGGCGCCGTGCACGGCGGCGCTCGGTGTGACCGGCGCGCACAAGTGCTACAACACGTTCCGGACCTGTCAGGATCCGGACAACATCGACCTGGGCACGCTGACGCTGCGCTTTTCCGATTCGATGGAGAGCACCGGCCTGCCGAAGACGATGGTGGTGATCCCGTCGCTGTTGTCGGTCGACACGGTGCCGACCGAGATCAATGTCGGCGGCGGCAGCCAGGGCGTGGGGCCGCTGGGCCAGCGCGCCAAGGTCACCGCGACGTTCCGCGATCACCCCTATCACGACCGGCTGGTCGACAAGTATTGGCGCGATCGGGATTTCGATCCCGCGATCCGCAGCACGTTCTGGGCAAAGTGGCTGGCGCGCAATCCGTACCACCAGGGCCGCGCGCTGCGCGTGCGCGAAGGCTATGTCGGCCAGGCGCTCGAGGACATGCGCGTCCGGCATTACGTGATCGACCGGATCGACGGTCCCGACAAGGACGTCGTCAAGGTCATTGCGAAAGACCCGCTGAAGCTTCTGGACAGCGAGCGCGCGCAGGTGCCGCTGCCGTCCGGCGGCGAGCTGGACGCGGCAATCGACGAAAACGACATGGCGCTGACGCTGGCGCCGTCGGGCATCGGCAATAGCGAGTATCCGGCCTCCGGCATCGCACGCATCGGCAGTGAGCTCGTGTCCTACACCCGCTCCGGTGACAGCGTGACGATCACGGCCCGCGCGCTGCGTGGCACGACGGCAGAGTCGCACGAAGAGGGTGATACGTTCCAGCACGTCTATGTGGTCGACAGCGTCCGCATCGATCTCGCGCTGCAGGAGCTGATGACCGTTTATGCGCCCATCCCCCCGGCCTTCATCCCGGTGGCGGATTGGGAAGCTGAAGCCACGCTCTGGCTGTCCGGTTTCAACGTCTCGACCTGGATTACCGAGCCGACCGGCATCGGCACGGTGGTCGGCGATCTGGTCGAGCAGGCGTTGTGCGTGCTGTGGTGGGACGAGGTCGACCAGCAGATCAAGTTCCGCGCCGTGCGGCCCTACTATCCGCGCGTCGACGCGCTGCCGATCTCGGTCACCGACCGGGCCAACATCGTGGCCGATAGCGTCGGCATCGAAAACCGGCCGGACGAGCGCATTTCTCAGGTCATGGTCTACTACGCGCAGATCAACCCGACCGGCGCGAAGGACGACGTCTCGAACTACGCGCGCCGGCGCGTCATCATCGACCAGGAGTCGGAAGAGCCGGAACAGTACGGCGACAAGCGCATCAAGACGATCTTCGCCAACTGGCTGGACGAGGCCAATGATGCAAGTGCCGTGGTGGTCGCATCTCGGATCATCGAGCGCTACCGCGACCCGCCCAAGGTGGTGAAGTTCTCGGCCGATGCGAAGGACGATGCAATCCGCGTCGGTCGCGTCATCAACTTCGCCCATCGCGGGATCGTCGATTTTCAGGGTGAAGTGGCCCCGACGCTGCTGCAGATCATGTCCTCGCGCGAGGTGCAGGCCGGGCACCGCATCGACTTCGTGGCGCAGCCTTACCTTTCGCGCACCCGGTACGGGATCATCATGGCGAACGATGCGCCGGTCTATGGCGCTGCGACTGACAGCGAAAAGCAGAACGGCTGCTGGATCGCGCCAGGCCCTGCCGGATTCGCGAACGACGACCTTCCTTACAGGATATTGTGATGGCGGATGACCCGACCAAAGCCAGCGATCTGACCGCGGCGGACATTCCGGACGGCATCGTTTCGACGTGTCCGCTGCATCAGATGATGGTGAGCCCGGCGGCGACGTGCTTTGGCTGCTCGCACTTCGGCGGCGTTGCCATTCTCAATCCAAGCGAAATGATCCCGTGGGAGCAGCGGCATATCGTGCTGTGCCGCTACCGGCGGAAAATCCCGATGCAGCGCGTCGGCGCCCCGGCTGCTGCGGGATCAATCGGCAGAATGATGGTGCGCTGAGATGGCAACCTACGTTCCAATCGATGACACCGAGGTCGCGCCGGAAGCGCCGGTCACGACGTCGCTCATGACGCGGCTGCGCGACAATGCGCTCGCCTACCTTGGCGCACCGACCGGAACGAGGACGACATTTCAACAGACGACCGCACCGCTAGGTTGGACCAAGGACAACACGCACAACAACAAGGCCATCCGCCTGACGACGGGGTCGGTCGGAATCGGCGGCACGCACGGCTTCACCACCGTATTTGCGCAGTCGGTGACCGGCAATTTTACACTGCTGGAGACGCATCTGCCCACGCTGACGAAGAACGTGAACAACTTCAGCCATCACCACCAGTACGACGATGCGACCGACAAGAGCGGTAATGCAATCGTCAGCGTGCCGGGCGGCACCACCGCGGGCAACTTCTGGAGGGGCTTGAGGACCGGTAGCACGACGGGCGCCATTGGCGCGGCGCCGAGCATTTCGTTCGGCGGAAGCACCGCGCACCAGCACGTGATGGATATTCGCGTCCAGTACGTCGACTTCATCATCGCGGAGAAGGCTGCATGAGCACGCCGGAAACAGAGAAGCCGCGCGCCAGGCGCGGGCTGAATTGTCCGCTCTGGCGCAAGGACGCGTCCAAGGTCTGTCATACCTGCATGTTCTGGGAGCCAATTCCGCTCAAGCAGGAGGTCGACGGGCAACTGCGCTCGTTCGAGCGATGGTCTTGCACGATCCTGCACAGCACGTTCGTGATGCGGGACATGCTCGCCTCCCTCGATGGCGTGCAGCAGTCGCAGGAATCATTCCGCAACACGGCGTGGAACGAAAGCCAGAAGAACCTGCAGGACGTCATCGCCGTCGCCCAGCATCAGGCGACTGTCAACGCCGATGTTGCGCGCCGGATCAGGGACGGCTTTGCCAGGCTGGCTGAAGCCGTTGGGCTCGCTCCGCCGAGCGAGACACCGAAACTGATCAATGGAAAGCATCAGCAATGAGCCTCGCGGTCTGGCAGCGCACGATCGTCGATGATGCAGGCAACGCACTGCCCGGCGCGATGGTCGAGGTCCGGCACGAGACAACCGGCAATCTTGCCGTCCTCAAATCCAATCGAGCCGGAACGATCGGCAAGAGCAACTCCTTCGCTGCCGATGCTAACGGCTTCGCACAATTCTTCGTCGCCGGCGGGGTCTACCGGATTGTCGCGACATCTGGCGCTTATCACGCTCAGTGGGACTATGTCGCGATCGGCACGGCTGCAGAGACCGACTCGCCGGTCGGCCGGACGCGCACTGTCACTGAAGCCGGCGACGCGACGGTCGGTCCAGCCGACCAGCGGCTGGTGATCAAGAAGGATGCGCCGGCACCGACAACAGTCGTCATTCCGCCGGCGGCAGAGCGCAACATGGTCGACATCGTCATCAAGGATGGGGCCGGCGATGCGGACGTCAACAATATCACGCCGTCGTTTGACGGCGCCGAAACGTGCGACGGGCTGACCGGCGCGGATCTGACGATCACGACGCCTTACGGGTATCTGTGGCTCGCTCCGCACGAAGACGGGTCTGGTTACTACCAGATGCCGAGTCAACTTTAGGAGAGTTCTGATGATGTGGATGCTTCGAGCGCTGGCGATCGCCGGCGCGATTTGCCTTGGCCTCCCGGCACAGGCGCAGCAGTTTCCTCCGGGATCGATTCAGGGCAATGCCACCGCGTCGCCCGCTGTGCCGCGCGCGATCACGCCGTCGCAGTGGTTCTCGCAATGGTGCTCCTCCGGGGAGCATTTCTTCCCCATGGCAACCGCGGCGTCGACCTGGTCGTGTGTCGCCGGCTCGAACGTCTTTGCGCTGGCTGGCCTGGCATCGGCTGCAGACAAGGTGCCGTACTTCACGGGCGCCGGCACGATGGATGTGGCGGACTTCACCGCATTCGGCCGGTCGCTCGTCGACGATGCGGACGCGACCGCAGGGCGCGCAACGCTTGGCGTTGTGATCGGGACGGATGTCCAGGCGTGGGATGCGGATCTTGATGCTTGGGCCCTCAAGACCGCCCCGAGCGGTGCCGCGGTCGGCACCACCGACACGCAGACGCTGACGAACAAGACGATCAGCGGCGGTACGATCTCGGCGCTGACGGGCCTGTCAGTGCGGGACACTTCGGCCGCCTTCGACGTCTCGATCGGTGCGACGTCATCCTCCGCGCTGACGGCCAATCGGGCGCTCATCCTCGATCTCGTCAACGGGTCGCGCACGCTCCGCTTGAATGGCGACGCGATCTTCGGCGGCCCGGTGAGCGTCGTGGGGGGCATCACGACTGCCGGCGCACTCACCACCGCAGGCGCCTTCACGACCGCCGGCGCGTTTGCGACGACGTTGACGGCGACGGGAGCGACGAACGTGACGCTCCCCACGACGGGGACGCTCGCGACGCGGGCGGGGACGGAGACTCTTACCAACAAGACGCTGGCGTCGCCGACGATCAGCGGCGGCACGATCACAGGCATCACCGACCTTGCGATCGCGGACGGCGGAACCGGCGCAAGCGATCCAGCAGGTGCAAGGAGCGGCCTTGGCTTGGCGATCGGCACGAACGTGGAGGCGTGGGACGCTGATCTTGATTGCCTGGCAGCGCTGGGCACAACGGGCATCGTTCGACGGACGGGCGGCGGGACTTGCTCTGCCGGTACGACGGTTTCCAATGCCGAGCTCGCCACTGCTGCGGCGAACACTCTTAAGGGAAACCCGACAGCTTCGACGGCCGCGGTCACAGACTTCACGATCGGCAGCCTCACGTCGAAGGCAAGCCCCGTCGCCGGCGACGAGGTCATTATCGCCGATAGTGCCGCGTCGGGGGCGATCAAGCGGGCAACGGTCTCCTCGATCGCCAGCGCCGGCAGCGTTGCCTCCGTCGGCGGGCTGACCGGCGCTGTTGGCCTCACGTCTCCGCTGGGCACGTCGGCGAACAACATCATCGTTAACGGGCGTACACTCGCCAATGTGCAGGTGTTTCAAACGCCGGGCTCGCCGACCTACAACAAGTTCAACGCTAACATCACTGGCATCATCGCCGAAGGATGCGGCGGCGGCGGTGGTGGTGGTGGTGCCGATGGTCAGGGCGGCGGTACATGGGGCGCCGCTGGCGGCGGCGCGGGTGGTCACTACGGCACCACCGGCATTATCGATGTTTCCGCGCGGCCTGCCGTTGGGACCGCTAATCTCTCGATCGGCGCGGCCGGGGCGGCCGGGGCCGCCTTAGCGGGTGACGGCGGGGATGGCGGCCCTACCAGCTATTCGGATGGGACAAATTCGTTCACGTGGTCGCCGGGGCGAGGCGGCAACGGCATAGGAGGAAGCGCCACTCCGCTGTTCCGCGGTGATCGGGGCATCTTCAGCAGCGTGAACGTTGCGACCGGCTCCCAGCGCGGTGGATACTCGCTCGTCAACACCGGCCAGACATCGAACATCGTCGGTGGGACCGGGGGGTCGTCACCGGTAGGAAGCGGCGGTCTCGGCGGCATTGCCACAAGCGGCAACCCATCAGCGGGTACGGCTGCGACGGGATTTTGCGCGGGCGGCGGCGGCGGCGCTGCGAACCAAACCAATTCGGATGGCGCTGGCGGTGCTGGCACTGGCGGCTGGATGCGGATTTGGGAGTTTTATTGAGTAGGACAACCTCTGATGGTTGCTGTAGTCTTGCCCTCGGCATGGGGGAGGGGCTTCGCGTGATCGATTCCGCGGGCGTCCGGTTTCGTCGGCGCTCAATTCCAATTTTTCTCGGCGTTCTCGGCTTTCTGGCTCTGTTGTACGCCTATTTCCCGCTCATCAACTCGGGCCCGGGAGAGCTGCATAGCCTTCTGTTGATTGAACACGGGGCGAAAACGCCATGGTGGCGCTTCTGGGATATTCCCCTCGCTGAGGGCCCCCGCTTCCTGATGTACGCCTCGTTCGTTCTGCAGTACGCCGTCGCGGGCTCGGACTCGTCGTCCTACTACATCGTCAACCTGTTGCTGGTCTGGACGGCTGGCATCTTCGTCAGCTTGTTCTGCTACAGGGTCACGTCCAACGCGTTCGCGGCCACGCTGAGCGCGTTGCTCTTCTGGGTGTACGATTCCATCTACCTGTCGATGGCATGGTTGCCATCCCGTCAGGAGCCGATGGCCATCATCTTCGGCATAGGCGCGCTGCTTCTGGTCATGCGGCCGAAGGTCGGCTGGGCCAGCATGCTCGGGTCTTTCGTGCTGCTGTGCCTCTCCGTGTTCTCGAAGGAATACGGGTTGGTGTTTGTCGCTGGCGTCGCGTGGTACGCGCTCGCTTATCGACGCGATCTTCTCGTTCCGATCTGGAGCATTTGCGCTGTCGTGGCGGGGATGCTGCTCTTCGCGCGACAGGCGACCGCGGTCGGCGTCTATCAGCACGCGCTGCAGTGTGAGGAAATGGGTTACCTTTGGAGCTACCGAAGGTTCTGCACGACGATCGATCTCCGCGATCCGGCGAATGTGGCTCAACTCGTGTGGAATGCCGGCGTGGGGTTGGTTGCTCAGGTGCTGCCGCTACCGCCCGGCCGACTCCTCACCGGGCCCTACACAGGTCACGGTGAATTGTTGGTTCACATGATGCGGCCGAGAGATTGGCTGCTGACTGCGTTGATGGCTTCCCTGTTCGTCGTATCAATCGTCAAGCGGATGCCGTTTCTGAGCCTTTGCCTGATCATGATCCTTGCCAACGCAGTCTTGTCCGCACCGTACTTCAGAACCCGCAACGTGATTTTTGGCTACATCTCGACTACGGCCATCTTCGCCTACGGTGCAGTCACCCTTGCGGCGCTGATTTTGCCTTGGATTAAGCGTTCGTCCTGGCGACCTTCCCAAGCGGCGGTTAGCTGCATTCCGGTGGCGCTCTGTTTGGCAATCTTCGCCGCGCAAATGCACCGCCTGCGCGGCATCTCGCAGTATGAGAGCGCACTGAAGTCATCGACCGCGCATGTATGTTCGCATGCTCAAAGGACCCTCGACCGCGATATGGGGGCAGGGACGGCAGTCCGAGAAGACTTGATAGAGGCGATCCTTACAGAGAACGGCATCGACTACACCGCCTGCCGAGAGCCCTAAGAGCTACGCACCGCGAGCAACCACCCAACCGCCCTTCGGGGCGGTTTTTCCATGGAGAATGAGCATGTCCATCGTCGCCCTCGTGGCGCGCGGACCCTTGCGCTTGGGCGCGAAGGGGATGCGCAAATGATCGATCGCAAGCGGTTCTTCGCGGGCATCCGCTCGTCGGTCTTTGGCGGCTCACTGATGCCTGAGACGGTGCAGGGCATCGACGCCATCCTAGACGAGTGGGAGCGCAGGAAGCTGAAGGACTTGCGCTGGCTGGCCTATGGCCTGGCCACGGTCTACCGCGAGTGCGGGGCGAAGATGTTGCCCGTGTCCGAGAACCTCAATTACAGCGCCTCCGGGCTGCTCTCGACGTTCGGCAGGTACTTCACCGCGGCGCAGGCCCAAGCCTATGCCCGTCAGCCGGAGCGCATCGCAAACCGCGCCTATGCGAACCGCATCGGCAACGGGCCCGAATCCTCCGGTGACGGCTGGCGCTATCGGGGCCGGGGGCTCGTGCAGCTGACCGGCCGGGACAACTACGAGAAATTCGGCATCGCCGACAATCCCGACGAAGCGCTGAAGCCCGCCATTGCCGCGCGCATCATGTGGGACGGCATGATCAAGGGCTCATTCACCGGCAAGTCGCTGGCGCTTTACTTCAACGATCACGGCGAGGACTGGCGCAACGCCCGCCGGATCATCAACGGTACCGACCACGCCGACGAGATCGCCACTGTAGCGAAGAAATTCCACGCCGCTCTGGTCGCGGCAGAGGATGGGAAGCCCCCGCAGCCGAAGCCCGCGGCTCCGAAGCCAGACCTCCCAAAGCCGTCCGAATATCAGCCGGTCATCAAGCCCGGCCTGGTGGCAACCATCGTCGCAGCAATCCTCTCACTCTTCAGAAAGGCATGACCATGTGGGAAAAGATCAAGGCCGCGTTTCTCTGGGTTTATAACTGGATCACGGTGCTCACCGCGTCGCTGGTG